GGTAATTTCGAACCACGTTATTTCGCTAGCGTCAGGCGCCAGTGGGTATCACGGGTCCCACCTGAGACGCGAAAGAGACGCGAAAATCGAAAAGTTGACCATTATATGCCTCAAAAACGTTATGAGGCCTTATCCGGGGTAAACCGGCGTTATTACAGCTAAATTGGAGTAATGGAGTCTTGTAACACCAAGCAGCTCGCTGAGGCCCTTGGATTAACGCCAGGCCGCATTAGTCAGCTCAAAGCAAAAGGCAGGCTTGAAGGTTGCTACACGATGATTGGCCGCACCCCTGTGTGGGACAAGGAGGCCGCAATACGGACGTACAAAGAAGGCAATCCGGCCACGTCAATCAGCCCCACGCGCAAAGACTCAGCCGAACTTGAGATTCCAAGCTTCAATGAAAGTCGTGCAAAGTCAGAGCATTTCCGCGCAGAGCTGGCACGGCTGGATCTTGAAGTCAAAGAGGATCAGCTGGTCGAAGTGTCTCGCGTGGAGCGTGAGGCGTTTTCAGCTGCGCGTGCTGTGAGGGATGCATTGAGCAACATCCCGGACCGTGTGAGCAATCAGATGGCCGCAGAAAGCGACCCTGTTGTCATCCACCAAACCCTGACCGAAGAAATCCGCAAAGCGCTGGAGAGTTTGACCGATGCGTGATGGCGCCCTTCTGTACCGCCGGGCTTTTGTCAATGGCTTAAAGCCTGACCCGGACCTGACCGTGAGTCAGTGGGCAGATATGTACAGAATGCTGTCCAACAAGGCGTCTGCAGAGCCTGGGCCGTGGCGTACAGACCGCACGCCTTACCTGCGCGAAATCATGGACTGCATGTCCGCCAACTCACCTGTACAGAAGGTGGTGTTCATGGCTGGTGCGCAGCTGGGCAAGACGGAGGGGATCAACAACGTCGTGGGCTACATGATCGCGCACGCCCCTGGCCCGGCTTTGTTTGTGCAGCCAACAATTGAAATGGCCAAGAGACTGTCGAAACAACGTCTAGATGCTCTTATTCATGAGACTCCCTGTCTGGCGGAAAAGATCGGCCCCGCAAGAAGCCGAGACAGTGGCAACACAATGTTTTCGAAGGAATTCCCCGGAGGCATCCTTCTACTTACGGGTGCCAACTCCGCTACGGGCCTACGCTCTGCTCCTTGTCGCTGGGTGCTTCTTGATGAGGTTGATGCTTTCCCAGCAGATGTGGACGGTGAAGGCGATCCTTGTGCGCTGGCGGAACGTCGTGCGTCAACGTTTAGCAGGCGCAAAATCATCCTGACTTCAACGCCGACCGTCAAAGACACGAGCCGGATTGAGACGGAATACTTGGCGTCGGATCAAAGGCGCTACTTCGTCCCTTGCCCACACTGCGATCACATGCAGTGGTTGCAATGGAAAAACATCAAATGGCTCGACGGTGACCCAAAGACAACTGCGTACGTCTGTGAGTCGTGCGGGTGCCACATACCAGAGCATTACAAGAGCGAAATGCTTCGCAAGGGCGAATGGCGAGCTACTGCCACCAGCCAAGATTCGCGGACGGTTGGATTCCATTTGTCTTCTCTGTATTCGCCATTGGGTTGGAAAAGTTGGGAAGAAATCGTCACCGAGTTTTTACGTGCGAAAAACGACGCCCCGTTGTTAAAAACGTTCGTCAACACGATTCTTGGAGAAACCTGGGAGGAAGAAACGGGCGCAAAACTTGGCGCTGACAGCCTTGCGGAGCGTGCTGAGTTTTATCCAGCGGGTGAAGTTCCACATGGCGCCAGCATTCTTTGCGCTGGTGTTGACGTGCAGGACAACCGCGTTGAAATCGGCTTGTACGCCTACGGCACAGGCGAAGAGTGTTGGCTGATTAGCCACACAGCGATTTACGGCGATCCTGCTGGTCAAAAGCTTTGGGAGCAGGTGGACGATGTCGTTTTGCGTGACTACCCGCATGCCAATGGCGGACGGTTGAAGGTAGCTGCAATTGGAGTCGACTCTGGCGGCCACTACACGAGTGAAGTTTATGCGTATGCCAGAAGTCGCAAAAACAAAGGTGTATTTGCTTTGAAAGGTCAATCCGTACGGAACAAACCGCCGATCGGTAAACCTTCCAAGGTTGATATTAACTACAAAGGGCAGGTGTTGAAAAACTCTGCCGAAGTATTTCCAGTAGGCAGTGACACCATCAAGTCAACTTTGTTTGGCCGGATGAAGCACAACGAGCCTGGTGCTGGTTACATCCATTTCCACGCAGAAGCTGGCCAGGAATACTTCAAGATGCTTACGAGCGAAAGGCAGGTCATCCGTTACGTCAAAGGTTTCGCGATTCGGGAATGGAAGAAAAAAGCCGGTGATCGCAACGAGGCGTTGGACTGTTTTGTGTACAGCTATGCCGCATTGCACTACCTGTACATGCGGTTCAACCGCAACACGATTTTTGAGCAGTTTGAGCGTGCGCGTGGCAAAACTCAAAATGAAAAACAACCTACTGATGCAACGCCTGATAAACCGATAGACTCTCCATATCGGCCACCGCAAAGGCGGCGTCGGCGAAGTAATCCTTCATTCGTGACTAGCTGGTGACCATCCTTGTCCCAGATCTGATCTACGCAGGCGACACGGTCATCTTTGACGTGCCGTCTTTTACCGATTCAATCGGCACTGTTATTGATAGCGGCACTTACACGCTGAAGTGGTACGCCCGGACCAACACTGCATCCGAGGGAACCACAATTACAGGTACAGCCGAGGGTGATGGTTGGCGCATCACGGTCCCGGCTAGCACCACCGGCAATTTTGATGCAGGGCTGTGGACTTGGCAAGCAGTTGCCACCTACGACAGCACCCAGTACACCGCTGGTCGCGGTCAGTTCACTGTCAAGGCTTCTGCTGTTTACAGCGGCACCCCCGGCGCATTTGACGATCGCAGCCGCGCTGAGATTGACCTTGAGAAGGTTGACGCTGCAATTCGCACCCTTGCCTCTGGTGGCATGGTGCAGGAATACAGCATTGGTGGCCGCAGCCTGCGCCGGTACAAGATGACCGAGCTGTTGGAACTGCGCAGCACCCTGCAAAATGAAGTTGCAATGGAGCGGCGACGCGAGAAGATCCGCCAGGGTCTTGGCAATCCCGGTCTGGCCAAAGTGAGGTTCCGTTAATGGCTTTCCTGGGTTTCGGTCGTGTCGACGGCCTTCGTCAACAACTCCAAGAAGCGCAAACGCGGAATCAAAATCTGCAACGTGCTTATGCCGCAGCGCAGAACAATCGCCTGACTTCTGATTGGATCAATCAGGCCACCTCTGCTGACAGCGAGATTCGGGGCAGCATTCGCCTGCTGCGTAACCGCGCACGTCAGCTGGTCCGTGACTCGGATTTTGCCAAGGCTGCACTTCGCGCTGTCCGCAACAACGTTGTCGGCACTGGCATCAAGATGCAGGCCCAAGTCCGCATGCAACGCGGCGGGCGCCTTGCAGAAGAAGTCAACAGCCGCATTGAAGAGCAGTGGACCCGTTGGGGTTCTGCCAAGCGTTGTCATGCTGGCGGCAAGCTGAGCTGGTACGACATTCAGCGCCTTTGCGTCACCTCAATGCTTGAATCGGGCGAGGTGTTTGTTCGCATCGTCCGTCAACCATTTGGCGGCAGCCAGGTCCCAATGGCCCTGGAAATTGTTGAATCTGATCTGCTCGATGATGACTACAACGCCATTGAGAAGAACGGAAATGAAATTCGAATGGGGGTCGAAATTGATAAGTGGGGCCGGGCTGTTGCTTACCACTTTTTTGATTATCACCCCGGTGATTACCAGTTCAGCTACGCCCAAAAGGCAGTCAAGCGTCGGGTGCGTGTACCTGCCGACGACATCATTCATTTGTATTTAATAGAGCGTCCAGGCCAAACCCGTGGCGTCAGTGCGTTTGCTACGGCGATCATGCGCCTACGCAATCTGTCTGGATACGAAGAAGCAGAGATTGTCGCTGCTCGTGCCAGCAGCAGCATGATGGCATTCGTCAAGACTCCTGATCAAGAGCTTTTCGAGGATGGCACTTACAACGAAGAGTCAGTCCTTGACTTCTCGCCGGGCAGCATCCGCCGCTTGGCGCCGGGAGAGGAGATGCAATTCTTCAATCCCAATCGCCCTGATGATGGGTTCACTCCATTTGTGCAGCAAATGCTGCGAGCTGTGGCTGCTGGGGTTGGTTGTAGTTACACGCAAGTCAGCTCGGACTTTTCGCAAAGCAACTACAGCTCTTCGCGTCTAGAGCTGCTTGAAACACGCACCCATTACAAGGTGCTGCAGCAGTACGTGATTGAGTCTTTGTGCGAAGAGGTTTACGAGAAGTGGCTTGATATGGCCGTCTTGGCTGGCGTGCTTGATCTGCCTAATTACGACACCAACCCTGGTCGTTACATGGCCGCCAAGTGGATGGCACCTGCAGCCCAGTTTGTCGACCCACAAAAGGAAGCGGCTGCTTACAAAGATTTGATCCGCAGCGGCATCATGACCCTGTCTCAAGTCATTGCATTGCACGGCGGTGATTTTGAAGAGCAGATGCGTCAACGGCAGCATGAATTAGCAGTTGCCGATGAACTGAACATCACACTGGACACCGATCCGTCACAGACTTCTCTGAACGGTGCGACGCAATTTAATGAAGTTGCCCCCACTCAGCATCCGACTCAACATGAGCAGGAACCTGAGTAAAAACATCTAAACTAATGAGAAGCCCGTTTGTGGATCTAATGAAACGCGAGGCACGCGGCTTTGCGCCAACTGGTGTCCAAGTGCGTTCGGCCGCTGTTGCTGAGCCTGAAGTCGAAGCACCTGAAGTTGTTGAAGAGGTAGCTGAGGTTGTAGAAGACCGCGCTGCACCTGACGGACTGAAAGTCGGGGACTTCGTTTCGTGGGATTCCAGCGGCGGCACTGCACGCGGCAAGATCACTCGCATTTCGCGCAGTGAATCAATCGACGTGCCTGATTCGTCCTTCACGATTAATGCATCGGAAGAAGATCCGGCTGCATTGATTCGTGTTTATCGCGATGACGGTGATGGTTACGAGCCAAGCGATAGGTTGGTTGGCCATCGTTTCTCTACGTTGACCAAAATCGCCGCATTGCGTTTTTACGAAGGGAAAACCCTTAAGCGTGCGCTGAGTGTTGATTTTCGTTCTTACGACGAAGAAGATCGCACCCTTGAATTTCCATTTGCCAGTGAAGCGCCGGTTGAGCGTTATTACGGCATGGAAGTCCTAAACATGGATACCAAATCCATGGATCTTGCACGCTTAAATGATGGCGCACCTCTGCTTTATCAGCATGATGCTGATCGCATTGTTGGTGTAGTTCAAAAGGCGTATATCAAAGACAAGCGTGCATATGCACGTGTCAAATTGGCCAACAATGAGCTTGGCCGCGAGATGCAAGAGCTGATCCGCGACGGCATTATCCGCAACGTCAGTTTTGGCTACAAGATTGACGAAATGGAGGCCGATGAGTCAACGTCACCCGTGACTTATCGTGCCACCAAATACCAGCCTTTTGAAATAAGTCTGGTTACTATCCCAGCCGACAATTCAGTTGGCCTGGGACGTGCTTTCTCTCATAATGAAGGCACTGCTACGGCCTCAGCCGTGCAAAGTCAACCCAACGGAGTTAACACCGTGGATCAAAACCTCAACATTGAGGCTATCCGCGCTGAGGCCGCTCAGGCCAAGGCAAAGGAAGTAGCCGAAATGATGGCTCTTGGCCAACGCACCAAGAACATCGAAATGGCCCAGGAGTTTATTGCTAACTCCCGTGGTCTTGAAGATCTTCGTTCTGCCCTTCTGGAAAAGATGGGTGTTGAAGAGAAGCCCATTCAGGCCAAGGATGCCGAAATCGGCATGACCGACAAGGAGGTTCGTGAATTCTCCTTCGTCCGCGCACTGAAAGCCCTTGCTCATCCCAATGACAAGGAAGCTCAGCGTGCTGCTGGTTTCGAATTTGAAGTCAGCCGTGCTGCTCAAGAGAAGAGCGGCAAGGAAGCCCGTGGCATCCTGATCCCCGCCGATGTGCTGGGTTATGGCCGTCGCGACCTGACCGTCGGCGCTGCTTCTGGCGGTGGCGATCTGGTGGCTACGGATCTGATGAGCGAAAGCTTCATCGACCTGCTCCGTAAGTCCCTGGTGCTGACCCAAGCTGGCGCCAACGTGATGACCGGCCTCCAGGGCATGGTTGCAATTCCTCGCCAGTCCGGCGGTGCAACCACTTACCACGTGGCGGAATCCGGTTCGATCACCGAATCGCAGCTGACCGTGGATCAGGTGACCATGCAGCCCCGCACCATCGGTGCGCTGACTGATTACAGCCGTCGCCTTCTGCTTCAGTCCAGCGTTGACGTTGAGAATCTGGTCCGTCGTGACCTGGCTCAACAGATCGCCATTGAAGTTGAAAACCAGGCCATCAACGGCACTGGCACCGGCTCTTATCCGCTGGGCTTCCTGAACGTCACCGGCATCAACACCGAGTCTGGCGTCACCACCTTTGCTGACTACGTCAACGCAGAGGCTGCGCTTAGCACCGACAACGCTCTGTTCGGCAACCTTGGTTATCTGATGAATTCCGCTCTGCGCGGAACCCTGAAGACCACCGAGAAGGCCAGCAACACCGCGCAGTTCGTCTACGAATCCGACAACACCATCAACGGTTACTCGGCTTACGTGTCCAACTCGATGCCTGCCAACACTGCGGTGTTCGCTAACTTCAGCGACATCATGATTGGCTTCTGGAGCGGTCTGGACATCATGGTTGACCCCTACACCGGCTCTGCCTCTGGCACCGTCCGTGTGGTGGCCATGCAGGACTACGACGTGGCTATCCGTCACCCTGAATCCATCTGCAAGCTGTCCTGATAAGGAGGAGGAGCGGGTATGCGCATCAAAATGCTTAAGTCAACCATCGTTGACTTGAAACAGGTCCAAGAAGGCGATTTCGTCGAAACGGATCAAAGATCAGCTCTTTTGCTGATTGGCATTGGGAAAGCGATGCCCGCTCCCGAACCTCAGGAAGTTGTGATCGAGGCTGAAGTGAAGCCTCAACCTGTTAAACCCGCTCCCAAACGGAGAAAGACCAATGATTCACAACCTCGGGTCTAAGACCTACGTCGGCAGCTTGCTCGGCGCTGATTCCCGTTCTGCTTCTGCAAACGGCACCGGCTTCGATCTGCAAGGCTCCAACGACGCTGAAGGCGAAGCCATTGTCATCCTCGACTCCGAGGCTGGCACCGGCACCTCGCCCACCCTTGATGTCAAGCTGCAGGAATCTGCAAACAACTCCGATTGGAGCGACATCAGCGGTGCAACCTTCACCCAAGTGACCGACGGCGGCGCTGGTTTTGAAAAGATCAGCATCAACGTCAACGACACCGAACGCTATGTCCGTGCTGTTGCCACTCTTGGCGGCACCACTCCTGTGTTTGTGTGCGCCGTGTCTCTCGTTTACAGCAAGAAGTACGGCAACTGATCCTGATGGCGCTATCTGAAACGCTGGCATTTCTCAACACCGATGAATTCGGTGTCACCTGCCAAATTGGCGAAGGTGATGAGTTTGTTGGCATTTTGGATTCGCCTGTGGAGGTGATCGCGGGAGGTATGGCTTTAAGTCGGGAGTATCTGCTTTATGCGGCGACTTCTGATGTGAGCAGTGCCTCCCGTGGCACTTCAATCACTGTCGATAGTTCTGCTTACACCGTGCGTGAAAACAGGGCTATTGACGACGGTATTTTTTCTGAGTTGTTACTCAGCAAGGATTGAACATGGCTGTCCAGAGAGTCGCTACACGAGCCAACTGGGCAGCAGGCAATCCCATTTTGCTTCCGGGTGAAATCGGCTTTGAAACCGATACGGGCAATCAAAAGATTGGTAACGGAGTAGAAGGCTGGAACAAGCTGCACTATTACGGCTCGCCTGGGCATTGGGGCGAGTTTTCTAGCACTGTTGAACAAACTGCAACGGCCGATACACCGACTGAGGTTACTTTTAACAAAACTGATCCCAATGGCGACGGCGTTCGAATAGAACTGAACAGCCGTATTACTGTTGATAATCCCGGCGTTTATGTTTTTGAATTTAATTTGCAACTGTCAAACAATGACACGCAAATTCACGATGCACATTTTTGGTTGAGAAGAAATAACAGCGGCAGTGATGGTGATGTTGATGCAACGACTACTGCTGCCAGCGTCATCGAAAAACACGGCGGCGTTCGCGGTAACAACAACTTGCTTATTGATCACACGTTGACGCTTGCCAGAGAGGATTACATCGAATTGATATGGGCGCCTAGCAACGCCAACGTTTCTTTGCGAGCTGGGGCTGCAATTACTAGTCCGTACACTCGCCCATCGCGGCCTAGCGTTGTTTTAAATGTGTATCAAGTTGCGGCTGCTTAGAAATGGCTGACACCATACGCGAAAAGATTCTTGCCCGAATGAAGAGCAATTTGGATGCCATTACAACGGCAACCATTTATCGCTCACGTGTTGAACCGTTGGCCCGTGGTGAAGTGCCTGCGATCATTATTGAGCCTGTCAATGATCAACCAGTAGACACCAATTTTTTTGACAAACTTGATTTCACTATGCGCGTAAGGGTGACGACACTTGTTCGTGCTGCCTTGCCAGACGACAACTCGGATGCATTTACGCAGCAAGTGCATGCCCGCTTGATGGCGGATCAAACGTGCAATGGCAATGCGCTTGACTTGACACCAGACCGTACAGAATTCAGTCTGTATGAAGCTGATGTGCCTTTGGGTGTCATCACACAAGACTACTTAGTGCGTTATCGCACTAGCAGAACTGACCTAACTAGCAACTGACATCATGGCTAAAATTCGTAAGGAAGTTCCCAATCCCGGCGCGGGCGGCAGTTACTTGTTTGACCCAAAAACTGGGAAACTTACACTGATTACAGAACCACCCGCTCCCACCGACAATGGCACTAACCCGGAAGAAATTCCTGATCGCGAAGATTGAATCAACTTACGGGACGGATCCAACTCCCGTCGGTGGTTCTGACGCTGTTCAGGTCACCAACCTTGAAGTGACCCCTATTGAGTCTGACAACGTTCAGGCCGCTGCTTATCAAGGGTTTATTGGCAACAGCACCCGTGCAACCCTGGTTGCTAACAAGCGTGTAAGCGTCACTTTTGACGTTGAGCTTGCTGGTTCCGGGACTGCTGGTACTGCACCTGCTTTTGGCCCGCTGCTCAAGTCCTGCGGTTTGTCTGAAACCACTGTTGCAGACACCAGCGTCACCTATGCGCCAGTCAGCAGCAGCTTTGACTCTGCAACCATCTACTGCTTCTACGACGGCACGCGCCACAAGATCACTGGCGCCCGTGGTTCGGTGAGCTTCAACTTCACCGCTGGTCAGTTTGCTGTTGCCAGCTTCAACTTCATCGGGATCTACAACGCTCCTGATGGCACTGCCCTGTCCGGCACCTTCACTGTCGCTAACCAAGCTGCAGCACTGGAAGTCAACGACACCAACCTGACGACGGCCACCTTCTTTGGTGAAACCAGCCAGCGCATTGAGTCGTTTGATCTGGCTTTGAATAACGAGCTGATCTACAAAGAAACGGCTTCCAGCAAGGAAGTGTTGATCACTAACCGCGCCCCTGGCGGCACTGCAGTGATTGAAGCTCCTGCAATCGGGTCCACTGATTATTTTGCAGACGCTGTTAGCGCAGCCACTGCATCTAGCAGCATGGTTCTTGGTGCAACCGGCGGCAACATCGTCACGCTCACCGCAGCGCAGACTGATGTTACTGGAGTATCCTACGGTGATACCAACGGCGTTATCTCGCTGTCCTTGCCTTACCTGGCACTGCCTGGCGCGGCTGGAAACAACGAGGTGTCGCTAGCTTTCACCTGATTCTGCGTGGCATTCGTTCTTAAGAAGACTGCTTCCTACAAGTGGGAAGTCAAGGTTGAAGTCCCTGTCGACGGCAACCAGTTTGATTCTCAAACGTTTGAAGCAGTCTTCAAAAAGATCAGCCGCTCTGCCTTCAACAATCTCGTTGACAAGGGTGATGACGCTCTTGTTGACGAGATTTTGCTTGGCTGGGAAGGCATCAACGACGAAAACGGTAAGCCTGTTCCTTTTACTGAAAAGAACAAAAAGCAGCTTTGCGATGACCCCTATGTGTTGCGTGGCTTGATTGAGGCATACGCAAACAGCGTCACTGGAGCTGCTGCAAAAAACTAAAAGACGCCGCTAGGTACTGGGCCAAGGGCGGCGTAGTTGACGAGAGAGAGGCTGACCTAAAAGCATTAGGTGCAAGCCCAGAGCAGATTGCTGCAGCCCGGCTGGAGGCTGTTGAGCAGGATTGTGAGGTGTGGGAGGAAAACTGGGAAATAGTTTTGATGTTTATCCGTATGTCGACCCAGTGGCACACAAGCATGGCTGGGCTGACGGGATTGAACTACCCGAGTCTTGAATGGCTCTGTAAGCTGTATTCAGTCAAGGATCCTGTCGCTGTATTTGAAGGCGTGCAGGTGATGGAGACAACGGCGCTGTCAATCCTCAACGCGGAACGCAAATGAGCATCACCTCCGAGATTCGGCTCCGCATTAAAAAAGAAGGTGATGTTGCGCTTACTCAGTTAAGTGCAAAGCTGAATGATGTTGCATCGCGTTCTGTTGTATCAAATAAAAAATTCAAGGATCTTGCCAATACCCTGCGTCAAAACGATAGAGATATAAGAAGCAAAAGTATTAACGCTCTGAATGATTACAGCCGTGCATGGCGTGAGCTAGCAAACAGCGTTGATGTAACAAGCAAGGAATTTAGGCAGGCAACTCAAGAAGCTCAACGTTTTGAGCGTCAGGCTGCAAAGGCCCAGGGTCGCCGTCGGACTGGAGGGGCCGGTGGTGCATTAGCCGCCATTGGTTCTGCAGGTTTGCTTGGCCCAGAAGCGCTTATAGGTGCAGGTGTTGGTGCTGCGTTTGGCAGTCCATTGGCAGGTGCGGCTATTGGCAGCACAGTTGTCTCGCCTTTAAGGCAATTCGCTAGCCAAGCAGCCGAACAAGTGGCTGACATTAAACGTTTTCAGATTGCATTAGCTGGAGTCAGCGACGATCTTGACGATTACAAAAAAAGCACTGATGCAGTTGCAGCGGCACAAAAAACATTTCTTCTTCCGCTTGATCAGGCGACTAAGCAATACACAAGGTTGAAAGCCAGTGTGCGTGGTGCCGGTCTTACCACTGAAGACACGACAAAAGTTTTTAACGGTATCTCGGCTGCAATTATTGCAACTGGTGGTAGCGCTGAAGACCTTAACTCGGCCCTAGTCGCAACTAGCCAGGTTTTCTCGAAAGGCAAAGTAAGCGCCGAAGAACTTCGTCAACAGATCGGTGAGCGACTGCCGGGTGCATTCACAATTTTTGCCCAATCAATTGGTAAGACACCGGCACAACTTGATAAGGCACTAGAAGACGGCAAAGTAAGCCTGCAAGATTTTCTGACTTTTGCTGAAGAGTTATCAGATCGATATGCAGTCAGTGTTGAGCAGCTTGCAACAGCGCCTGAGAATGCTGGCAAACGTTTACAAGTTGCTCTGACTGCAGCAACTGTTAGTTACGGCGGCTTTTTTCAAAAGGTTGGCGCGTTTCTTCAGGACAATACAACTGACACGCTTAACTGGTTAAAGCGCAATGATCGCTTAGTCAAGGAATACGTCACAAGCTGGGTAAATGTCGGTAGAAATATTGCCATTGTTTTTTCAAAAATAGGCGGAGCGTTTGCTCGAATGATCAAGCGTTTATACGACTTGATGCAATACAACCCCGGCGTTGCATTGGCCAATCAATTGAGAAAGGCAATTTTTGGTGCCTTTGGTGCAGGCGAAGACAAGTTCACGCCTGAAGATTTGTTTGGTCAAGGTTTTGATTTTAAATTTGGAACCGGACTTGGCGACAAACCTTTGCCAACTGGCGGCGAAGATGACGAGGAAGGCAAGAAGAAAAAAATGCGCACTGCAAGCGAAGAGATGCTTGCTTTGGCAGAGCGTAGAAATCAAGCGGCGCAAGATCGCAATGATTTAGCAGTTGCACTTATTGATTACGAAACTACGGTGCAACAAAACACCGAACGTTTTAACGCAAAAGAAATTGATTTTAATACGGCGAAAATTGACACACTTAAAGCCGAAGAAACTTTGCGGGGCAAAATTTTGCGTTTGCGCAAAGAAGAAAAGCGTGAAATGGCACAACTTTCTAAAAAACAAAAAGAAACAAATAAGGAATTGACGGAAGCTCAAAAACTTGGCCAATCTATTGTCACTACTTTCGCAAGCGGCATGGGCGATGCCTTAATCAGCCTTATTGACAAGGCAAAATCCTTCCGCGAAGTGATGAGTGACCTGCTGAAACAGATCGGCAAGATGTTGATCAATTTCGGCATGCAGGCACTGGGCAAAGGTTTGTTCCCCAACCTTTTCTCAATGGGCGGCATCATGAGCCAGCGTGGCCCTGTCCCGCTTCGCAAATATGCACGTGGCGGTATTGCCAACAGCCCGCAAATGGCTCTGTTTGGTGAAGGCAGCACCCCGGAAGCTTATGTACCCCTGCCTGATGGCCGCAGCATCCCTGTCAAGGTTAAAGACGGCGGCAGCATGGGCAACATCACCGTCAACGTTGATGCCAGCGGAACCCAAGTGCAAGGCGATCAACCTAATGCCAATAAACTGGGTGAAGCATTAGGCGCTGCTGTGCGTGCCGAGCTGATCAAGCAGAAGCGTCCAGGAGGTTTGCTGAGCTAATGGCCACCTTTGAATTCACGCCTGATTTTGGCGCACAGAAAAAGTCTCAACCTGCTGTTCGTACCGCCAAATTTGGCGATGGCTATGAACAACGTGTGACGTTTGGCATTAACCAAAACCCTAAGATCTGGGAGCTTCGCTGGTCTGCTGCTACTAATAGCACCGCTGACAATATTGAAGCATTCCTAGATGCAAGGGCGGGCGTTGAGTCGTTCGACTGGTCGCCTATTGACGATTCTGAAACCTACAAATTTGTCTGTCGGTCTTGGTCACGGGATCATCAATACGCCGACATCAATACGATCACGGCAACCTTTGAGCAAGTATTTGAACCGTAATGGCATTTACCGCCTGGGCCGCTAGTACAGCCTTCAGCGTTGGTGATGTCCGACGCGCCACAACCGTTCAGTCAAGCGGCCTTGTTTTTCGCTGTACGACTGCTGGTACAAGTGCGGCCAACGAGCCGGATCCGTGGCCTGTTGTCCGTGGGACAGAAGTCGAGGATGGCACTTGCGTTTGGGAGGCTGTTAGCGCCGTTGGCGAAGAGCTGAACAAGCTGGCGCCTAGCGCTGTGATCGAGTTGTTTGAGCTTGACGGCACCGCTGCAAGTATTGGCGTTGATCAGGTTTACCGCTTTCACGCTGGCGTCAACGAGCAAATCAGCGGCAACATTGTCTGGAACGGCAATACCTATCAACGCTATCCAATTGAGGCGACAGGTTTTACATACCAAGGTAACGGACAACTGCCGCGTCCCACCATCAGCATCAGCAATGTCTTGAGCCTTGCTACGACCTTGGTGTTGGAATACAACGATCTGGTTGGCGCAACTGTCACTCGAATTCGCACGCTTAAGAAATACATTGACGCTGTCAATTTCACTAGCGAGACAAACGCAACGGCGGACCCGTTCGCCGAGTTTCCGCGTGAGATATACATTGTTGATCGCAAGGTTTCCGAAAACCGCGCTGTTGTCAGTTTTGAACTGGCCGCCACGTTTGACGTTGCTGGCGTAAAGCTGCCTCGCCGTCAGATTATTCAAAACATTTGCCCTTGGACCTACAAAGGCGAAGGTTGCGGTTATACCGGCACCAACTATTTCGACCACAACGATAACTCAGTTGCAGACGTTGCCAATGACGTGTGCGGTCACCGCCTGTCTAGCTGCAAGCTCCGCTTTGGCGAAAACGCCGAAATCCCTTACGGCGGCTTCCCAAGTGCGGGACTGATTGGATGAAGCCCGAAACCAAGGCGGCGGCAGAACAGCACGCGGAAAAGGAATATCCACGCGAAGCCTGCGGTTTGGTGGTCATTGTCAAAGGCAAAGAGCGTTATTTCCCTTGCCGCAACATCGCCACCGAAGAAATGAGCTTTGTGATGGAACCACGGGACTACGCCGCTGCTGATGATGCTGGTGCGATCACCGCTGTGGTCCATAGCCACCCGAACATGAAACCAAAGGCGAGCATGGCTGACCGTGCCGCAATGGAAGCATCAGGCTTGCCTTGGCACATCGTTGGTTGGCCGACTGGATTGTGGGCGAGCTACGAACCTGAAGGCTGGCAGCCACCGCTGATCGGACGGGAATGGTGTTACGGCACCTTGGATTGCTATGCCCTAGCACGTGACTGGTACAAGCAGGAATGGGGCCTAGAACTGTCTGATTACGAACGGCACGGCGAATGGTGGCACAAAGGCATGAACACCTTTGTTGAAAACTTTGAGAATGAAGACTTTGTTTCAGTTGGCCAGGACGCTGAGCCGCAATATGGCGATGCATTGCTGATGCAAATTGTTTCGCCAGTCTCCAACCACGTTGCGGTCTATATCGGTGATGACCTGATTTTGCAGCACCTGGAGCGAAGGTTGTCTAGCCGTGATTTGTGGTCCGGCTATTATCGGAAGAACACCACCCACATCTTGCGGCATAGGAGTCGGCTATGAAGCGAGTGGTGTTACGCGGTGAACTTGGCAAACAGTTTGGCCGCATTCATAAATTTGATTTAAATACGCCTGCTGAGGCAATTCGCGCATTGTGCGCCAACTTTGAAGGTTTTCAGCAAGCATTAGTTACTGCTGGTGAACGAGGTGTTGGCTATATCGTCCAGGTTGGAAAAGCAGCAATTGAAGAGTTAGATGAGGTTCACAATCCCACTGGCCAGGATGAAGAAATAAGCATTACACCAGTGCTTGTGGGTGCTGGTGGCGGTGGCGGCATTGGCACGATTTTGGCTGGAGTCGCGTTAGTTGCGGTTTCATTCCTTTTTCCTGGTGCTGGTTTGTTTGGCACCTTTGGCCTTGGTGGCGCCGCTGCTGGCACTGGCATTGGTACTGCAATAGGCGTCGCTGCTTCTGCAATTGGTGCTGGTTTGATTTTGTATGGCACAGGTCAACTTCTTTCACCGCAGCCTGCTGACCTGCCTGGTTTAAGCAGTAATACGCCTAACCGCAGAAGCTCATTTGATCCGGCAAACAACGATCCGGCTGACAACCGCGCCAGCTACATCTACAACGGTGCTGTCAACCTGACGGCCCAAGGAAATCCAGTCCCAATCTGTTACGGGCGGATGCGGGTCGGTAGCGTGGTTGTATCGGCAGGCGTTAGTACGACGGACATCTAATGGCAAAGCGCATTGCTGGCTCCGGTGGTGGTCGCCGTTCACAACCTGCACCACAGCAGAACGTCAACGTCCAGCAAACGGTCGTTGTTCAAAGTGCTGGGCCTGAGCGTAGTGATGACGCTAACTCGCTATTTAGTAAGTCCAGCATTCGCTTAATTGATGTCCTAAGTGAAGGCGAAATCGAAGGATTTGCGACGCCCGACGAACCTGAGCAGTCAATCTTTTTTGACGATACACCACTGCAAAACAGCGATGGAACAGACAATTTTGTTTATAGCGATTTTGCCTCGCGCGTAGGCACACAAAATCAGACGTACGTTGAAGGTTTTTCTGCAAGCGAAAATGCGGTTAACGTCAACAGCTCTGTTGGCGACAATGTTGGCGATACTGTCGTTCGCACAATCACAGACAGCGACGTTGACGCAGTTGTAGTCCGTGTCGCATTTAATCAGATTTTTAAAGTCGACAATGGATTAAAGGCCACGTCAATTGGATATTCCATTGAGGTTCAATCTGACGGCGGCGGTTACGTTGAAAAGGTCAATACAACTGTGAGCGGCAAATGCACCAGTACCTATGAGCGGAGCCATCGAATTGAACTAACTGGTGATGCCCCTTGGGACATTCGTCTAAAGCGCGTTTCAGGCGTTAATGACAACACCAACAACGTCCGCCTGATGACGTTTGCGGGGTACACCGAAATCATCGATGCCAAGTTGCGTTATCCGCTGACCGCATTGGTTGGCTTGCGGTTTGAAGCATCGCAGTTTCAGTCGATCCCAACTCGCGCTTATGACATCAAGGGCGTCAAGGTTCAGATCCCAAACAATGCCACCGTCAACGCTGATGGCAGCCTGACCTATTCGGGTGTCTGGGATGGAACGTTTATTACTGCTTGGTGTGCGGATCCAGCTTGGATACTGCGTGACCTTGTTCTTAGCTCAAGGTATGGATTAGGCCGTTTTGTTACTAACGCCCAGGTCGATAAATGGACACTTTATGAGATTTCAAAATACTGTAATCAGGCGGTCAATAATGGCGCAGGCGGTACAGAACCACGCTTCCTTTGCAACGTTTACCTGCAATCACGCGAAGAGGCATACAACGTTGTTCAGGACTTCTGCTCATGCTTCCGTGGCATGGCGTATTGGTCTGCCGGTCAGATTGCCTTTACGCAAGACAGCCCGAAGGATCCAGCCGCGCTGTTTAACAACGGCAACGTTATTGAAGGCATCTTTAACTATGAAGGCAGCAGCCTTAAAGCTCGCCACACCGTTGCCCTTGTCACCTGGAACGACCCGGAAAACGCCTATCAGCAGCGGGTTGAATACGTTTCTGATGAAGCGGCAATTGCCAAATACGGCATCATCGAAGTCCGCATGGCGGCGTTTGCCTGCACCAGTCGCGGTCAAGCCAACCGTCTAGGTCGTTGGCTGCTGTATTCCGAGCAGGAAGAAACAACCACCTGCACCTTCACCGTTGGTCTTGATGGCGCGATTGTCCGCCCTGGGCAGTTAATCAAGATTGCCGATCAGATGCGTGCCGGTGCGCGTAAAGGCGGGCGCGTTGCCAGTGCAACCACCACCGTGCTGACGCTGGATCAAAGCATCGCAGTGGATGAAGGCGACACCGTAAGCGTGGTGATGCCCGATGGTCGCGTTGAGCAGCGTGACATCAGCGACGGCGACTTTGACGCCAAGACGATCACGGTCAGCACAGCGTTCAGTTCTGCACCAGCAGCGCAGACCATTTACATGGTCGAAACCAGCGATGTTGCGGCTGCCACATATCGCGTTATCAGCGTCACCGAAGACGGCGAAAACTACAAAATCACCGCGCTGGAGCATAACGACAGCAAATACGCCCACATTGAAGATGGACTAGCGCTGCAGCCTCGTGATATCACCACGCTGAACCAGAAGCCTGCTGCCCCAGGCGGTATTGATGTCAGCGAGCGTTTGGTTGAATCCGGCAACCGCGTCACCACTGAAATTGATATTTCCTGGCACAACGTTGATGGTGCAACTGGTTATCAGGTTTCGTTCAAGACGGCTAACAACCTCAGTTTCTTCACTGTTGGTGATACGCCCTACAACAACCTGACCTTCCTGACGGACGAAACCGGCGATTTCACCTTCCGGGTTGTTGCAATTAGCCCACTGGGCAAACGCTCTGATCCGTCGGAGATAACTCAGAACATTGCGGGCAACACTGCGGCACCTGCTGCTGTCAGTGGTTTCAGCATGATCCCGG